GTTCATCACCTTCTTGGGATGAACCCATAATTGGAGAGTCTTGTCGAAACCAAGACGCCAATGGGGATTAATTGGATGCTTATTGGCTGCCAAAGTGTAGTAAGCAGCGTTCAAAACGTCCAATGTGGTCAAGTCAGAAGTACCGGCATTGACGTAATTCATAATGCCGGTGCCAACAGTAGTCTGATAAGTGTTGGCGTTCGGCTCATTATTGGTATCGTTATTGACGCAATAAGTGTTGGTGCGGCCCATCTTCAACTGCAACGCTCGCTTATTTTGCTGATATTGCAATTCGTAGGCGAGAGTCTTGGCGTTGTTTTGGAGCTCCGACGTTGTGCCATTTACGTCAGCCAACATCGATTCCAAAGTCATCTGGATACCATGCTGACGGACTTCCATTTTCTGAGTCCAAAGCCAGAAAGGAGCCGCTCCAATCATAGGAGCTTTCTCACCTTCGGCCAACGGCTTATTGGCTGGCTTCACCACGGCAGCTGCAAGCGGTATCTTATGTCCGCCCATAACTGTGGCTGTAGTCTCGTGGCAGAATTTGGAATAAATGGGCTGTAGTAATTGCCATTCCGCCTTCACTTGTGCCCCGAACAGGCCCGCCGTCATTGCTGTGAAGGCGTTGATGGGGGACATTGAACTGGCAGTCACCGCACCACCGGTTTCTTGGATCATTGTGCGGCCAACATTAGATTGATCGCACAAATGAGCTCCTATTTCGCTCTCGTAGAGGCCCAAATCCCGCATAAACTTACGAGGAGTCGTTTGCTGCAGATCAGGAATGATCTGGGGATCAATATGAAATGACTTGACGAGACCATCATCGCCAACTGTTTCTTGAATGCCGAACGCATCATTCATACGACCAGATTCAATGGCCTTTTTAAGTTCCTTGACTTTCATATTATTATCCTTTAGGAAATGGCTCCGGTTGTGACTACGCTGCGGAATTCGACCAGAACAGTTGTGTCGGCAGCTTCTTTTCGTTGAACGAGCCTACCGATTGCTTTTGTAGATAATGCCGTCGCTTCGACAGTTCTAGCAGTAGGTACATAGACGCCACCTACCAGCTCACAACGGACTGCCATCAATTGTCCCAATGGTAGAGCGGACGTGTCGGTGCAATTGAGCCGAACGCGGCCCCTAGTGGCGATGGGCAATTCGTTGCCATCTACGGTGTTCAACTCTGAAATATATCCGTATGAAATTCCCAAGAAGTTGGTGGATATATCTGCTTGCAGAGTGGCTTCTGCTTCACCAGAAATGTCTTGAACTGCAATACAAGCGTCAAGATCATCGCCCTCAGTTCCACCGGGTCCGCAAATAAGGATAACGTCGCCAACTTCATAACGATAACCGGCAATCGTTGGCGAAACGATAACGTCAAGCGGACCGTCTTCCAGGTTCATTACGCCAGTAGGGACGTTTGAGATGGCCATTATTATTTCCTATATGCTAGAAGTTCATTTACCCCAAATTTGTTGGCGAATTTCTTCTCCGGAGAGTCGATGGCCTTCGGGTTTCACAAAATCTGGGGGAAGTGCTGTTCTGATTACTGGTGGATCTTCTGTTTTCACTGATTCGGTAATTACCTCATCCACAGTATTTTCGCCTTCGACCGATTCTGTGATTTCCTTACCCGTTTCTTTACCAAAGAAGCCAAGTTGCTTACCCATCTCGTTGTCGTCATTGATGCTCTTTAGGACTGATTCGGCTATTGGTGCAAAGACTTTGAGATGCTCGCCTAACATCTGATGAATTCTAAGGAATTTTTTCTTTTCAGCTTTTTCAGCTTTTTCAGCTTTTTCCTCCTCTGTCCCCTCTTCTTCCTCTATCTCTTCCATCAAAATGGCTTCAATGGAGGACATAAGCTGACGACGCTTGTGATATTCTGCGTCCTCGACGAAATCGCCTAAGACGGTCGATTCATCAACGACCGTTTCTTCAATGTCCTTCTGCTCAGATTCTGTAAGCATTCCTGTTCCGGGGCAAGGGACGAGGGCAACGCAATGGACGGCGGAAATATTGGTGCATTCCTCTTCACCGTCTTCACCTGGAACGCAATTGCCTATCATCTCTGGGGACATTCCTCCGATTGGAATGCCGTCATTGATGTTCTTTATGACTGATTCGGATATAGGATGGTGGGCTAACGCCACGTCTCCGCGAATGCCGTCTTCGTCATTCCAGGCATCGACAACCGTGCCAAAAACGTCAGTATAAGGGCGGCGGTAATACCGTTGGCCTTTCTCCCACTCGGTGTGGCCGTTGAAAACCGATCGTCCCTTGAATAAGGGAGCTGTTTGAGTGCGGACTAATGGCCCATATTTCCTATTTCTGTTTTGAGACTTAGAGCCAAGCAAAAGCACATTCTTTAGGACACGGCCCTCAACACGGACCTTAGACGGCGAGCCAGCATATTCCTGCATATATTCTAATTTCATTTCTCTTCTTCCTTCTTCTTTTCGGGAAGCTTCTTATCGGGAGTCTCTTTTTCCCAGCGCTTAGCCATTTCAGGGTGGTTGGCGTGCATCCATCGTCTCTGTGCCTCGCTTACAAAGGGCATTATAAACCCTCCTCTTTTTGGCGCTTGCCGCCGGTCGTTTCCGGCTCACCCTCGGTCTCATCCGTTTCTAAATTTTCCGGAGCCATATCATCCGTTTGTATCTTCTCGTCCTCTTCTTTAGGATCGAGTCCTTGCTCAGCTTGAACAGTTTCTCTAGCCTTCACCTTAGCATTCATAAGAATAGTATCTGTTTCCGCCTCTTCCTTCTTATTCCTGATGACCAAAGAGGCACCAGTAATCTGGATTTCTACCTTGTCTAGAATAGCCCGGTTAATTCCTCTGCGATCTAGTTCTATAGGTAGAACTATTTCGAATATTTCTTTCCAAAAGCGGCAATGAGTCCCCTGGTCTTCCTCGCGTGCCCTCGTGTGGCTGTTCTCCTCTACCAAGGCTGACGCATATGCCGCTCCTGCTGGCTCTCCATTAACCACGTTAGGTGGAACTTGATAATGGCAAGCGATGGCGTTGAGGGTCTGGTCGTAGATGAGCTTCATACTGGGACCGTCAGGGAGTTTCGGCCCCTCAACGAATTTGGAGCATTTACCAATATGAAGGATACCTGCTGGATCTACATTAACTCTGGTTAAATTATATGTATTCCCATTCTGGTCTGCCTTCTGCTCCGTTGTCGTTCCCTGTCGTTCTCCCATATGATCAGCAAGACGGCTCATATCATATGGGCTGGCCTGATCGTGCTCGACGACCCCAGAAATGGCTGCTCGAAGCTTAGCTCCCTCTCTAAGGATAAAGCGTAGGACTACAGCCCCTATCATCTCTTCTAAAATAGCAAACGCCGTTGATACTCCACGCTTAATGTTGGCATATTCAACATTCTTCAAATGGACCATCTTGGTCGCTGGAATAACTTCCTCATCGCCGTTTGGCCAAACGACCTGATAAGCTTCTGGGAGAGTGTAGTCAAATGATTTATTCTTAATTCCAAAGGACCAATCAATGTGATCATTTGTGGGTCCACCAGCTGCTTGTGGATCTTCGAAGTTGACAGCTTTCCTCTCTGAGGGGCGTATAAAATCCGGCTCCATAAAGACGATACGAGTAATTCTTCTATTCTTTCCTGGTATATCTCTAGGATCATCGATGATCTGCGCGAACGCTTCACCCATTATCTCATATCGTCGAATGCCTTCAGCAGCCATTCCAATCTTAGGAATAGTTATTCTATTAGCCTCGTCGAGCTCTTTGACAATTTCATTCAATTCAGCTAACTTGGCGTCGGATACCTTCTTATTCTTCTTGGCGACGATTTCAATGTTAAGACCGTCTGCCCCTATAACCATAGCCTCGATATGCTTTACGACCGCTTGAAAATGCGTGCACTCTTCATAGACGGCTTTACAACAAAATCGAATGAAATCAGCTTGTTGAATAGTTCTTACCACAGCGGACTTGTAAACCATCCGCTCTCTTATCATTCCGGGAATAGCCAGTAGCTCACGATAGGGTTGGAGCAAGTTGGTAACTGTGAAGATGCCGCCATCGTTGAGCATCCCCATTACTGACTCTTGTATGGGCTCTCCCGGTAGAGTCTGCCGCGCTTGGAATGCATTAACCTGCCCAACCAAGCGAGCTAATTCCTCTTGCTCACGATAATCCTCTATTTTCTTTTGGAGGAGTTCCTTTTGGGTCGGCTTCTTCCTAAACCAGCTCATTTGCGGATCTCCTTCAACTCTTTCTTCAATTCCTTCAAGTCCATTTTAATTTCTGTTAAATCCTTAGTGTATTTTACAAACTAGGTAACTACAGGACTACAGGGGTGATAATTCTATTGCACATCGTACGCCAATTGCCACGCTATCGGGGCCGTCGTCGTGGTCCTTACCATGTGGGGAGAAATTTCTGAATTGGGACAACATTAATCGATAATGACCGGTTCTTCTTATCTTTAACTTACGATTACATAAAAGGCGGCTTAAATATCTTCTTAACCTTTCTGACTTATCTCCTTGACCCTGAGAGGGCATAGACCATATCTTTTGTTGCAGATCGAGACGGTTTTTATCTATCAGCTTACGGCCTATCTGCTCAGCCATTGATCCTCCATCTAAGTCCGACTCTATAGCTGCTCCATCGTGCCTATGCGCCTCCATCCAAGATATAAAGCGGTCTTCTAGTTGCGGTCCCGGTAGCCTTACTAGACTACAATCGTCAATATAGACGCACCCGGTAGAGTCGATTAACAGATGACACATAGCGGCGAAGTCGCCCTTATGCGCGTGCTTGCCTTTAGAGGGGTCTAAGGCTACGACTTCTTTAATAAACCTAGTCCCAGCCGGGATTTCATCATATTCTATACCATCAAACAACTTCGCATCCCATTCCAATCCAGCAGGAGACACCATTGGATCGGACTGATATAAGCAATTGAACAGATATGAAGTTCCTGCTAATTCATAATCCTTTTCTGTGTCTCTGAGTTTCTCTATGGACCACTCTTCTGGCCATAGAGCTGTGCCATCGTCTTGAATGGCTTTAAATATCTGAAAGTTCCAACGTTTAGACTGTGGGAGATCCTCCATCATAGTCTGTTCTTGGAGCATGCCCATAATATCCTGTGGATGACGCCGGGCCATTACGGCTATTATCTTGCCTTCTGGCGTGGATCTGTTGCAAACGTCGCTGTAAAACCAATTCCAAATCTTTAGGCGCATGGCCTCATTATCGGTCTCTTCTTGCTTCTTCTGCACGTCATCTAATACGATAAGGTCATATCCAAACCCACTGATAGAGGAACCTGCTGACTTAGCCGTCAAACCACCGCCAGCGATCGTGCGGAAATTTGTCTTAGAACGATTAGCACGATTTAGCCTAACGCCTGTCAGGCGCGGCCCATAATCTTCTATGGTCTGACGGACCTTGCCCCCGTATTCCTCAGCTAAGTCTTCATATGCTAGATAAAGAACTCTACGTTCAGGATGGTTTAACAAATAGGCTGCCATTCCTAGCCAAGAGAACGTCCAAGACTTGGCGTGCCTGACAGGGGCTGAGATTGCTAGACGGTTCCATTCATCTCCATAAATTAATTCATTATAGAGCTCTTGAAACCTTCTAACGTGTGGAGGTGCCTTGAATTCCTTTACTGTGTGAAATCCAAGTTTAAGGACTGTCAGCTGCGGTATCATCCTCTTCCTCTTCGGGCAACGGATACAGAGGGGCTTCCACTGTATGTTCGACGCGAAGAGGAGCGTTGAAACCAAGCATCTGATTTAATACTTTAGCTACGACAGCAGCAGCCTTAGCATCTAGAGTGGGATCCTTTAACCTATCTTCTAAATTCTGAGTAATCTGAGCCTTTATAGCGTTTAATTCTTTAGGATCGTATCTAGCCTGAATTAAAGTACCAGCATCGCTATACAGCTTACGCGCTGCACCTGCTGTGATGGAATATTCCTTACAGATCTTGTGAATGACTATATATTTAGGATGTTTAGAGACCCAAACAGCTATTCTTTCTATTCTCTTTAATCTTTCAGCGGCTGTCATCAGAATATCTCATCTCTGGCTAGTATCTGCAATATCTTTTCATAACAGCCGCGATAGGGAGCCTCACGATATAACCAATCTCTAACCTGTTTAGTCCAAGTTATGTGGGATTCTAGTTGTGTTAATAATAACGTGTCTCCCTCAAGAGTACGTGGAATGTCTTTTAGATGTTTAAGCCTGAGAGAGTCATTAGGTTTCTGAAAGACATATCCGCCTGTTGTGCGATAAGTTCTATTACTACACCTTTCATAACCACGGCAGTCCCAGCAGATAGTACTGGAATTGAATAGGCTAGCAGGTCTAAGTTCTCCACATTTCGCGCATCTTATCTTCTTCAAGTTCTAGCTCCTCTAATTCTCTTTCTTGTTCACATGTTTAGAGGGGTCTAA